GTCGTCGTCGTCTCTCTCCGTCGGTTTTCCACAGGGCGTATGCAGGTTTCATGCATGGGGGTGGCGGCGTGGTCGAGCCGAGCGTGGCCGCATGGATCGCCGCCCGGCGTGGTGAGGATGACTGGTCGCCGCAGCTCGAGCCGTTGGCGCAGCTGGCGGTGACGGTGGCGTCCAGGTTGGACGCCGGCGATGTGACGGGGCCGCTGGTGCGGGAGTTGCGCTCGACGTTGCTCGAGCTTCGACGTGGCGAGGACGGTGCTGATGCCTTCGAGCTCCTCGCCGCCGAGCTGTCCGCCGCGGTTCGCGAGTCGAAGGACTGACCGGCCGACGCATGGTGCGGCGGTCGCGTTGATCGCCGAGCGGTTGGGGACGCCGTTGATGCCGTGGCAGCGGCAGGTGGTGGACACGGCGTTCGAGTACGACGCCGAGTCCGGCGTGTTGTGTTACCGCGATGTGGTGGTGACGGTTCCTCGCCAGGCGGGGAAGACGACGCTGCTGTTGGCGGTGATGGTGTGGCGTGCGTTGTATGAGCCGGGCAGCCGGATCGTCTACACGGCGCAGGATGGTCAGGCTGCTCGGAAGAAGTGGCGTGACGATCAGGTGCCGGCGTTGGATGCGTCGGCGTTGCGTGGCATGTATGACGTCCGGTTCTCGAACGGCGACGAGTCGATCCGTTGGAACAACGGGAGTCTGCACGAGGTGATCTCGCCGACGGACCGTGCGGGTCACGGTCGGCAGATCGACCTGGCGGTGGTCGACGAGGCGTTCGAGTTCAAGGACCATCGGCTCGATCAGGGTTTCTCGCCGGCGATGATCACGCGCCGTGAGCCGCAGATGTGGATCATCTCGACGGCCGGGCACGCCGAGTCGACGTATCTGAAGTCGAAGGTGGAGCGTGGCCGGGACGCGGTCCGGGACGATGTGACGTCCGGGTTCGCGTACTTTGAGTGGTCTGCTGAGGCGGACGCCGATCCTGCTGATCCTGATGTGTGGCTGCGGTGCATCCCGTCGTTGGGGCATACCGTCGATGTGGCTGCGATCGAGTCGGAGCAGCGGTCGATGGAACCGGCCGAGTTCGAGCGGGCGTACCTGAACCGGTGGACGGCGCAGGCGTTCGCGTCGAAGATCCCGGTGCGCAGCTGGGAGGCGTGTGCCGGTGATCAGTCTCCTGGTGTGGTTGACGTGTCGTTCGCTGTGGATGTGAGCCCGGATCGCGGGTTTGCTTCGATCGCTGTGTGTGACGGGTCGACGTTCGAGATCGCTGATCGCCGTTCGGGCACCGAGTGGGTGGTCGCCCGGTGCATCGAGTTGTGGGACCGCTACGAGCCGGTGTCGTTCGTGGTGGATGACGCTGGGCCTGCGTCGTCGCTGGTGCCCGAGTTGGAGGCCGCTGGGGTGCGGGTTGTTCGGACGAACGGCCGGCAGTTCTCGGCGGCGTGCGGCCGGTTCTACGACGCGGTGACGAACCGTCGGGTCCGGCATACCGGGCAGGCGGATCTGACTGCGGCGGTGGCGTCTGCTGCGACTCGGAAACTTGGCGACGCCTGGGCATGGTCCAGGTCGTCGTCTGCTGTCGACATCTCACCGCTGGTCGCTGCGACGTTGGCGTTGTGGGGTGCGACCACGTTGGAGCGTGAAGCCCCGGCGGCCGCTCCTGTGTTCGCCTACTGATCGAGGGTCGTTGTGAATCTGCTGTCCACGATCCTCGAGGTCGCCGGTCTGATTGCGATCTGTGTGGCTGCTGCGGTGTTCTCGCCGCTGCTCGGCCTGTTTGTGACCGGTGTGTGCCTGTTCGCCGTCGGCTGGTTCCTGGAGGACTGATGGGACTGTTCCGACGCAACCTCGAGCAGCGTGCGATCACGCCTTCGGATGTGATCGCTGCGGTCAATGATCGACGGCGGTTCGGGCCGTTGGCGCCGCAGGCGTCGGTGACGACGGAGTCGGCGATGCGGCTGTCGGCGGTGTGGGCGTGTGTTCGCCTGCTCGCCGGTGTCGGTTCGACGTTGCCTTTGGACACGTACCGTGTCGTGAACGGTGTGACGTCGGAGGTCCGCCGTCCGTCGCTGTTCGATCAGCCGTCGCCGGGTGTGTCGTTGCCGACCTGGTTGTATCAGGTGTGGTCGTCGTTGTTGACGGACGGCAACGCGTATGGCGTGGCGACGGAGTTCGGGGCGAACTCGTATCCGTCGTCGGTCGAGCTGTTGGACCCGTCGCTGGTGTCGTGGCGTCCTGACGCCGACGCCGGGTGGGTGGCGTTGTTGGATGGCCGGCAGGTGGACCGTTGGCCGAATGGCCCGTTGTGGCATGTTCCGTTGTTCACGATGCCGGGCGCCCCGTACGGGTTGTCGCCGGTGCAGAACGCCCGCCAGTCGATCGCCGCTGGGATCGCTGCTGAGTCGTTCGGTTCGCAGTTCTTCACTGCGGGCGGAAACCCGAACGCGATCCTGTATTCGGAGTCTGAGTTGTCTGCGGAGCAGGCGGCGGGGATCAAGTCTGCGTTCACGGCGGCGACGTCGATGAATCGTGAGCCTGCGGTGATGGGTGCTGGTCTGCGTTACGAGCGCATCCAGGTGAGCCCCGAGGAGGCGCAGTTCCTCGACACGCAACGCTTCACCGTCGAGCAGGTCGCCCGGATCTACGGGGTGTTCCCGGAGATGATCGGCGGGGCGACGTCGGGGTCGAATGTGACGTACGCGAATCGTGAGCAGCGTGCCGCTGACTGGTTGACGTTCGGGCTGATGCCGTACCTGATTCCGATTGAGGAGGCGTTGTCGTCGCTGGTTCCTCGACCGCAGCGGGTCCGGTTCAACACTGACGCGTTGCTGCGCAGCGACACGAAAACCCGTTACGAGGCGCACGCGATCGGGCTGTCGGCGGGGTTCTTGACGGTCGACGAGGTTCGTGCGCTTGAGGATCTGGAGCCGCTTGACGAGCCGGCGCCGGTCGAGCCGCCCGTCGATCCGGTGGAGCCGGTTTGATGGGCGCACAGTTCGACGTTGACGCCGGGAGGGCGGGGGACACCACTCACAGCGAGGAGATGTCCGCCATGACGGAACGTGAAGAACGCGAGCTCGATGAGAGCGTGTACCCGGTCAGCCCACGTCAGCGTGCGCAGTACGACGCGACGGAGTCGATCGTTGAGTTGTTCGGCCAGTTCGACCAGTCGTCCGGCCCGGACGGTTCGCACTACGTGGCCGAGTCACCGTTCGCAGCTGACGGACTCGTGTGTTCGAGCTGCGTGTTCTACGAGGGCCCTCGGGCGTGTGAGGTCGTCGCCGGCGACATCGACCCGGCGGGTGTCTGCAAGTTGTGGGTGATCCCCGCCGACCTGGTCGCTGAGGCGACGCCGGAGGTTCCGATGGACGCTGATCGCGCCGAGTTCGTTCGCACCGAAGCGGGCGTCGAGTTCCCCGACCGTGAGGAACGTCAGGTCTCGGGTCTGGAGTTGCGGACCGACGAGGAGACGGGCCTGCCGGTCCTCGAGGGGTACGCGACGATCTACGAGTACCGCTACGACATCGGCGGCGGCCCCGACAACGGCGGGTTCACCGAGACGATCGCCCGTGGCGCTGCTGCGAAGTCTGCGGCCGAGGCTGATGTCCGGCTGCTGGCGAACCATGAGGGCCTGCCGTTGGCTCGCACGAAGTCCGGCACGTTGCAGCTGGAGTCGGATGAGATCGGGTTGAAGGTTCGGGCGACGCTCGACCCGGCGAACCCGGCGGCCGCCGAGGTTCGTTCGGCGATGGAACGCGGCGACGTCGATCAGATGTCGTTCGCGTTCAAGGTGCTGCGCGATTCGTGGGATGCCGGTTACGACAACCGGACGATCTCCGAGGTCAAGTTGTTCGACGTGAGCCTGGTGACGTACCCGGCGAACCCGGCGACGGTCGTGAAGCTCCGTTCCGACGACGCCCCGAAGTCTGAGTCTGCTGCTGCTGCGAAGCCGGCGGGCCGTTCAGTCGATCTGGCGAAGCGCCAGCTCGAAGCCGAACTCGGACGCAAGCGCGTCTGAGTCCACACATCGCGCCGTGATGAGCGCCGCGTTGCACGCCGGAACCCTGTCGGGTCACCACCTGCGACGCACCTCTGACCACCCGGTGACCCCACAAACATCTACTTCACCCTGGAGGTGACATCGTGTTGGAGAACATCCGCACCCTGATCGCCGCTGCGCTCGACGAGCGTGACGCGGCACAGAAGGCCGTCGAGGCCATCATCGAGGCAGCCGAGGCCGAAGGCCGCAGCGACCTCACCGAGGACGAGACCAGCAAGTTCGACGCTGCGCGCGCCGAGCTGCGTGGGATCGACGAGAAGCTCGAGGACCTGCAGGCCCGTGAGGGCGAGCTGGTCGAGCTCGAGGACCGCAACGCGAAGGCCGCCGAGGCGCGCAAGTCGCTGGGCGTGCCGACCGTGCGTGTCGGTCGCGAGGAGCCGACCTACCGGGCCGGCGGCGAGCACTCGTTCCTGCAGGACGCCTTCCGGGCGCAGTTCACCAAGGACGCCGGCGCCGCCGAGCGTGTCGAGCGGGCCCGTCGTGAGGCGCTCGCTGAGTACCGGTCGACGACCGGCAACTACGGCGCGCTCGTCGTGCCGCAGTACCTCACGGCGCTCTACGCCGCGAACCTGGAGACCGGTCGGCCGTTCCTCTCGAACGTGACGAGCCTGCCGCTCCCGGACGCCGGCATGTCGCTGGAGATCCCTCGTGGCACCACCTCGACGACCGTGGCAGCACAGACGACGCAGAACACCGGCGTGTCGAACACCACGATGGTGACCGACACCCTGAGCGTCCCCGTCCGTACGTTCGCCGGTCAGCAGGTCGTGTCCCGCCAGGCCGTCGAGCGTGGCACCGGCATCGCCGACATCATCCTCGCCGACCTGTTCAGCGAGTACGCGACCAAGACGAACGTCTCGGCGATCTCCGGTGACGGCACCGCTGGTGGCCACTGGGGCATCCTGAACACGACGTCGGTGCAGACCGCCGCGTGGACGGGGACGACCGGTGCGTCGCTCATCTCGGCGCTGCACAACGCGATCGGCAAGGTCAACGCCAGCCGCTTCGCCGCTGCGGACCTCATCGTGATGCACCCCCGCCGGTGGGCGTGGCTCTGCGCCGCGTCGGACACCTCGCAGCGTCCGTTCGTGCAGATCGACGGTCCGGGCTTCAACGCCTACGGCAACGGTGTGGCCGCCGGCTACGGCGTCGTCGGTTCGGTCATCGGCATCCCCGTCGTCACCGACGCCGGCGTCCCGACCAACCTCGGTGCGAGCACCGACGAGGACCGGATCATCGTCACCCGTCGCGCCGACGTGCTCCACATGGAGGACGCCTCGGCTCCGGTCGGCCTGACCTTCGAGGAGGTCCTCGGGGACCAGCTGTCGGTCCGCATGGTGACCTACGGGTTCTCGGCGTTCACCGCCGGCCGCTACCCGGTGGCGACCTGCAACCTGCAGGGCACCGGCTTCAAGCAGGTCCTCTCCTGACCTTCTGAGGTCACGTGAAGTCGGAGGGTCGGTGACGGTGCGACAGCGTCGCCGACCCTCCTCTCCTGTCGCTCCACTGTCGCGGAGGTTCAATGCACGACGACCATCCCGGTCGCGTGTTGATGGCGTTCCCGTCCACCGGGCACGACATCAGCACCAGGTTCCTCCGCAGCTACGTCGAACTCGAAGCGTTCGACCGTCAGCGCAGCGTCGAGGTGTGGGAGGCGATCGGCGCCCCCGACGCCCCCACACCGCTCGACCTGCGTCTGCTGTGGAACTACGTCGCCATCGAGGCGTCCGGCAATCTCGCCAAGGCTCGCAACACGCTGGTCGTCGAGTTCCTCGACAACCATCCCGAGTGCGACTGGTTGTGGTTCTGCGACACCGACATGACGTTCAGCTACGACACGTTGCATCACCTGGTCGCTCGGGCCGTCAAGTGCGACGTGAAGATCCTCGGCGCCTTGTGCGTGATCGTCACGGCCGAGGGTGCGGTCCCGACGTTGTTCATCGACGACGACGAAGCCGTCACCCGAGTGATGCTCGACTACCCGGACAACGAGGTCGCTCAGCTCGCCGCAACCGGCACCGGTTGCCTGCTGGTGCATCGCACCGTCCTCGAGGACATGCGCGTCGCCGCCGGCGGTTCCCCGAACGCATGGTTCGGCTACGACATCCATCACACCGACGCAGGCGAATGGGTACTCGGTGAGGACATCTCGTTCTGCTTGCGGGCTCGAGCTGCTGGCCATCTGACGTATGTCGACACGACATGCCAGGTCGGCCACCACAAGGGCCCGAAAGTGTGGATGCCTGATCATGTGCGCTCACATCCGGTGCCGTCCGACTACTTCATGGGCGACGGCGGAACTCGCCGGGATACGGCGTCGTGAACGTCGGCCCGGACGCCGGACGGTATCTGATCGCCGGTCGTGGCGACCCGGTGGCGTTCCCGTTCAACCTG